TTAACATTACAGTTGCGACAAAAGGTCACAAAGAAAGAGCGCTGTCATACAAGCAAGCGCTGGAAAGAGACATCGAGTTGGTCAAAGATATGCGCAAGCGCTCCACTCCAGAGCAGGAGAGATTGTGTGATGATATTTTGAAATGGAGAAGGTCACAGCTCAAGAAAATCAAATTGCCAACAAAGAAGAAACTCGCAGAGGCAAGGGAAGCCATGCGGCTCACAGTCAAGAGAAAACCGAAAGGCCGGTTGGTCAACGTCACAATCAACGGCGAGAAGAAGCAAGTCAGGCGAAGAGCGAGACGGAGAGGAGAATAAATTGGCGAAGAAGATAAGAGACTTCACCGTTGAGCTGCGGCTCATGTTCAAGATGCGCAAAGACGTGAGCAAAGCAGACGGGCCATTTGACGCAGTTGGGATTGTATTCAAGGATATAGAAAGGAAGGCAAAGAAGGTGATGAAAGCTCTCAACTTGAAAGGGATGAAGGAGCTTTCTGTTATAGGCGTGGAGCTTCACGGGAAGGAGAAAGGAAAGAACAATGGCTAAGCATAAGAAGGAGTTGGTCAAATTTGAAGTCAGGGCAACGCTGGTCTTGGAAGTCAGCGGGAAAGTCAAGCGCCCATGGGAAAGGGTTGCGCTGTCTTGGTTTGAGCTTGTGGAAGGCTTGAAGAAGATTCTCAACAATAAGAAATACAGGCTGATTGAAGTAGAGAATCTTCAAGTCACAACCCAGAAATAATTTTCAGAAAGCTGGGAGAATCAGCTGGAAATTGAAAGGCTGACAAGACTCTTATAAGAGGTAGAGCCAGGAGTTGATACGATGATTGAATTGACAGAAAGAGAAAGACAGCTAATAAATGCGCGGCTGGATATTGAAGCAATCAAGCATGTTCGGCAACGCACTGGGTGTGGCTTGATTGAGGCAAAGCAGGCGCGTGACAGCTTCTTCTATTCAAAACCGAAAATCGCAGAGAAGATAAGAGAGCGCTTCACGCAAGTGTTGGAGGGGCTTGCCTTGATTGTGGCCAGCGATGACCTTGGGGCGATGCGGAGAGTGAACAGAAAATTTGACGGATTCTTTGTGGAGAAAGTTTGATGACGAAGGGAGGTAAAGTCGGCAGGTCAATTTGAGTTGGTTTGGGTTTGTAGTTTTTCAACATAAGCAGGAGGTGATAAGGTGGCGAAGAAGAGCAAGAAGAAGGGCAAGAAGTCAGACGTCAGCAAGCTCAAGGAAAAGCTGAAGAGCTTGGGTGGCAAGTCGAAGAAGGAGTCAGAAGAGACAGAAGAGGAAGAGGAGACAGAAGAAGAGGAAGAGGACAGCTGTTTTGGCTCAGCATTCTCTCCAAAGGCCAAGGAGTGCCTGAAGTGTGACGACCTCAAGAAATGCGAAAAGGCATTCAAGGCAAAAGAAGAAGAGGAAGAGGAAGAGGAGACAGAAGAGGAAGAGACAGAGGAAGAGGAAGAGACAGAGGAAGAGGAAGAGGAGACAGAAGAAGAGGAAGAGGAAGAAGAGGAAGAGGAGAAACCGAAGTCCAAGAAGAAAGGGAAGAAGGGAGGCAAGGGATTGAAGAAAACAAAAACCAGCCGGAAGGCGAAGAAGAAGGGCAAGAAGGAGAAGGAGAAGGAAGCAAAGAAAGAAAAGAAGGAGAAGAAAGTCAAGAAGGAAAAGAAGAAGAGCAGCAAGCCTTCCAAGAACTCGCCGCTTGTCAACTACAAGACCTACACACGCGGTGCTGTTCTCAAGGCGCTCGGCACAGGCAAGAGCTTGTCGCTCCACCAGATAGTTGAGAAGTCCTACAAGGAGATGAAGGGCGACTGGGAGCAGGTCGTCAAGATGGTCTTGTGGACATTCCAGCTTGGCTTTGCTCTTCCAAAGGGGCAGAAGATTGTCAAGGCGGAGAAGGGCGGCAAGGAGCTTTTCAAGATAACAAAAAAATGAGAATGAGCCGGAATGCTGGATGAGGTAAGATGCCCTCTCGCCTTGTCCGGCACCGTCTCTCCCAAGGCGTGGGCAGGAGTTTTGTGACTTCTGCCCATTGCCTCACATAAGGGAATCACCCAGTTGTCGAAGTTGTGAAAGTTGAGGGCTGTTTGAGTAGGATTTGATAGATGGCTAAGTTGAGTGAGACAGAGAAACACAGACGGGAGAAGATAAGCGTTGCTGTTAGGAAGCGCTGGGCTGACCCCGCATACAAGCAGCGGGTTGGCAAATTGATAAGCAAGGGCAAGAGGAGAAGTTGGCAAGACCCAGAAATTAGAGAAAGAACTTTGAAGGCCATGCAAGCAGGTGGATTCTTTTCAGGCAAGGGCAGAAGAGGCAAATCGTGGTCAGCAGAAGTGCGAGAGAAGATGAGCCAATCCGCAAAAGGCAGGGATATGAGCAAAGCTGTTGCTGCTTCTGTTGAGGCGAGAAAGAACAATCCACAACTCCGAGAGAGATTCATCGCTCATTGCAGAAAGCTCCATGCTGACCCTGAAATCAGGAAGAAAAGAAGTCAAGCCATGCGCCGGAAATGGCGAGAGGATTCTGTCTTTCGGAATCATATGCTTGAACATCTTGCATCTATTCCCAGAAGAGGCACATCGATAGAATTGACAGTCCAAGCTCTATTGAATCAACTTGAAACTCGGCATATGCCGCAGCGGGTTTTCAAGTTGGGAAGTCAAGCAGCCATTGCAGACTTCTACCTTCCAGACTACAACATCGTCATTGAGTGCGACGGTAGCCACTGGCATTCCTCTCCGGCACAGAAGAGACGTGACCGCTTCAAAGACCAACTGTACAGAAGATTGGGGCTGCGAGTGATTAGGTTGCGGGACAAAGAAATAGAAAACAATCTAATTGAAAACTTCCTGAGAAAACTGGAGCAATTAACATGAAGAAGAAGAAAAGGAGAAACAACGTATGCGCGTTGAAGTATGTTCCGCTTCACGTGCATACGTGATTCGGAGTATTCCTACTTGGATTCAGTCATCAAACAAACTGCATATGTTGACCGAATTGCCAAGATGGGGCTGCCCGCAGCAGGTATATCGAACCATGGCAACATAGACGGATGTATCAAATTTAAGAATTCCTGTCAGAAGAAAGACATCATCCCAATACTCGGATGTGAGTTGTACTTTGTCACCAGGTATCCAAAGAAGGGAGAGAAACCAAACGTCAAGCACATTTGTGTCTTTGCTAAGTCAATGAAAGGCTTTGCCGCAATGTGCCGGATTCTATCCACAGCCAGCATGCATAGGCACTACTCAAGACCATTGATAAGTGCAGAAGATTTCTTCAGTCTTGCAGAAGATTTGATTGTGACAACTGGTTGTGTGGCAGGCTTGTTCTCATTTGATGATTGGCCACAAGTCATCGAACTCTTCAAAACCGCATTTGGAAGTGACTTCTATGCTGAAGTATTCCCGCTTGCTTGGAAACCACAGTATGAAATCAACAAACGAGCGCTCGCGTCAGGCCTTCCAATAATCCCATCGACTGATGCGCATTATCTGGATGAAGAAGATTCCCTGCTTCAAGAAGTCTTTTTGGCGATTCAAAAGCGTCAGAGATGGTCAGACAAAGACAGATTCAAATTTGATGTCAAAGGCCTCAACTTGAAGACAGCCAAGGAACTGCTTGCAGCGTTCAAGAATCTCAAGCAGCCAATCAATTCATCAATCATCAAACGAGCATTTGTCAACACATTCGAGATAGCAGAGAAATGTGTATTTGATTGGGAGAAGATTGCGCCAGAAACGCCACGCATTCCTGAGCTGCGCAAGGCATCAAGTCGTGACGAGTTGAATTTCTTTGTTAATAGAGTTTGGGAAGGCCTGGTCAGGAAAGGGCTGACGGATAAGAAGCACGAAGAGAGAGCAAAGTATGAAATGAAGATTATCTCTCGGCAAGGCTTTGTGAGATATTTCCTAATTGTCTGGCGGCTACATGATTGGGCGAGGAAGAATGGCATCTTGTGCGGCTTTGGTCGTGGCTCAGCTGGTGGCTGCTTGACAGCATATGCTCTTGACTTCACGAAGGTTGACCCGTTGCGATTTGACCTTCCATTTGAGCGTTTCATCTCGCCAGACAGAGCAGACCCACCTGACGTAGACATGGACTTTGAAGTGAATAGAAGAGGAGATGTTATCAAGCATCTTGAAGAAGTCTATGGCACGCAATCTGTCAGCCACATCGGCACAGTTGGCGTCCTGCGAGCAAAGGCTTCATTGAAAGACACGTCAAGAGTTTTTGATGTGCCGATTTTTGAAGTCAATGAAGTCACAAACAAGATTGTGGTCAGGTCAGGTGGTGACGCAAGGGCAGACTTCTCGCTTGAGGACTCCTTCAAGACTTTTGAGAGTGCAAAGAAGTTCAAGAAGAAGTATCCCAAAGTCTGTGACATTGCAATAAAACTTGAAGGGCTTGTGAAGAATCCTGGCGTCCATGCAGCCGGGATTGTCCTGACGCCAGACAACCTGTTTGATTCAGGCCAATGTGTTCTTGGCCCACGCAAAAATTTTGAGCGAGTTTGCAACTGGGACAGATTTGACATAGAAGAAAGAGGGCTAATCAAGTTTGATGTCCTTGGCTTGGGAGCGCTGACGAGACTCAACGATGCGAAAGAGTTGATTGAAGCAAGAGGAAAGAAGTTTGACATCGATGAGATTGTACTCAAGCTCGATGATAAGAAAGTCTTTGAGGCATACACAAAAGGAGAGACGGTTGGCGCCTTCCAATTGACAAGTGGAGTAAGGAAGGCGTGCCGACGGGCAGGGATTGAATCATTTCAGCAGGTAGTTGACTTGCTTGCGTTGTATAGGCCAGGCACACTGCGTACCGGTTGGCTTGATGATTACATCAATAGAAAGACTGGGCAAGAGAAGGTTCCAAAGCAGCACCCATTCATGGCCAAGATTACAGCCGCAACATACGGCATCTTTCTATACCAAGAACAGGTCATGAAACTCTTGACAGACTTGGCTGGGTTCCCGCCAGAAGAGACAAACAAGGCACGGCGAGCAATCACAAAGAGCAAGGGAATTGACGAGTTCAGGAAAGGCGCAGACAAGTTTGTGGCCGGATGTAAGAAGAGAAAGACTTTGAGCGAGAAGGAAGCGCGCAAATTGTTTGAGAATCTCAAGCATTGGGGCAGCTATGGCTTCTCTCAAATCCATGCAACAGAATATGCTCTCATCTCATATCTTGATGTTTGGTTGCGAGTTCATTACCCAGGCGAGTTCTATGCCGCAGCTTTGAATCGAGCCAAACGAGAAGAACAACTGTCTGAACTTGTGCGCGATGCCATCGAGCGTGGGTTCAAGGTTGGGTTGCCAGACATCAATGTCTCTTCAGACAAATGGGCAGTTGAAGACATGGAATTGTTCTGTCCACTAAGCCACGTGAAAGGACTGAGCGAGAAGACAGCGCAGCACATCGTTGAAGTTAGAAAGAAAGACGGGAAATTCAAAGGCGTTGAAGACTTTTATAATAGAGTGGAGAAGAGGGCTGTGCATTCTGGTAAGGTCAAAGCGCTTTTGCTCGCTGGAGCATTTGACAGGTTTGGAGTAATGAAGCACGTGTCTGAAGACAGGCGCATCAAGATAGCAGAAGAGAATCTTGCCTTCAAGATTGACTTCAATCCTTTCAGAGAATTTGGAGAGTTGCTCCAACTGCTCGATGCGCAGCTTGATTTTACTCCACTTGAAGACTTAGCAAAGACCAAATCAAAGAAGGGCAAGAAGCAAAGGAGCAGGTTCATCTCTGGTGTTGTGGAGGAAGTCAAGTTTACATATCCAAAGGACATAGAGAAGAAATTGAAGCAGGGTGGCGAGATTTGGGGTGGAGTGTATGCATACATCAGGGATAGGACTTCATCCACAACTGTGAACTTCTCAACAGAGGTATACAAAGAGCACAAGGAAGAGTTAGAGAAATCGAAAGGCGAGTGTCTTGTTTGTCTTGGCAAGAAGAAGGGCGCAGACAACTTTGCAGCAAGGCAGGTATGGTTCCTGAAAGACATTGCGGCTGGAAGATTCAGAGAATTGCCCATCGGCTTTGATTGCTCCACCAAGCAGATGCCGAAAGATTATCGCAAGAAATTGAAAGCATGTAAGGATTGTAAGCTATGTAAGAGCGCCACGCAGAAGGTTCCAATCCAAGTCAATGACTCCAACTTCCTCATAGTTGCCGAAGCACCCGGAGCGAAAGAGGATACCCAGGGAATACCTTTGGTTGGTAAGGCGGGGCAGGTAACGCAGAAGGCTCTGCGTTCTAATAGAATAGGAAAGAGAAATTTTTGTCGTGAGGATTTTTCTTATTCAAATATCATCAAATGTCGCCCACCAGCAAATAGAAAACCAACACAGGCAGAAATGAAGAAGTGTCTCCAGTTTCTACAAGAAGAAGTTAAGCACTTACAACCAAGGGCAATTCTTGTCTCAGGCGCAACAGCGCTCGATGTGTTTTGGCCAAAGGAAGAGGGAAGGAAGGGTACAATCACAGACCTCAACGCAACCATACATTTCTCAAACCGTTGGAAGGCTTGGTTGTGCTTCTCAATCCACCCAGCATCTGTGTTGTACCAGAACGCAAATCAAAAACATTTCGACAAGGCAATTAAGACTTGGACTAATTTGGTCAAATATCTGAAAGGTAAGAAGTGATTATTTGGTACGCAGAAATTCATAGCGCCAACTGGGCGATGCTCAAGTCTGAGTTGAAGCGCCAGAAGATAAAAGCACAACTCAAATGTTTCCGAGACGTGCGGCACGATATGCTCAAGGACTCTGGCGCACGACCTGATTTGATTGTTATAGACCTTGCTGCAATTGATATGCCAGTCAACATGGGATACGACCCAATAGATAATTATCATTCAGCAGTTCTTCATCTAACAGAGAAATGGAGCAGCGCTTTGATTGCGATGTACTCTGGCATGAATTCATACGCAGAGGATTGCGTGAAAGAGTTAAGGGAGTTGACAGGGAGACAGGACATCATTTGGATTGACTTGAGTAAGGAAGAAGGAATGATTGGCGGGATTCTGAAGTTGACGAAGGCTTATTTGTGACAGAAGAGAAGAAAAAACTCAGCCGGAAGGAAAGACGCGCACTTGCTCTCCTCAAGAGGAAGGAGTTGCGCGTTCAGATTCTTGAGTATATGCAGAAGGCCATACCACGCTGCTCCAACAACGGCATGTTGGATATGGAGAAATGGGCAGAGGAAGGAGAGCGCTATTGCCTGAATCTTATTAAGATTAAGAATAAACCGCAAGAGGCAGAGATGATTAGAAAAGTTGTCAGGGATGTGGTTGAGTTTATCAGCACAGGCTTGGATGCTTACCTCAAAATCAAGAAAGGAGAAGTTGGTGGCTAAGAAGAGAGTGAAGTCATTTGCGCCACAGGTCATTGAAATTGACTTGAAAGAGAAGCCAGTTGCGCTTAATGGGAAGGTCGTTGACGAATATGACCTGGAGAAAGAATTGCGCATTGACCCAACGCAACTTGATGAAGAGTTGATTGCGCAGCCCTCAAAATTTGCTTGGATTGCAACTCTTCATGAGTACGCCAAGGACTTCGCGCAGCAAAAGAAGATGGAGTTTGAGGAAGTCAAGGCAGAACTTGATATTCAGGTGAGAGAGGCAGCAGCGAAAGAAGGCACAAAAGTTACTGAGGCAGTGGTCAAGAACATGGTCACACAGATGGACTCCTTCAAGGAAGCACAAGCGGAGTATTTTGAAGTGAGCAAGCTCGCAAATCTTCTTGGCGTTGGGGTCACTGCCTTTCACCAGAGAGCAAACATGCTCATCTCTTTCAGCGCTAACAGGCGCGTGGAGCTTGACGGCGAGATTACAGCGCTTGCTAAGAAATACAGGAAGAAGATTGACAAAGACGATGACGATGATGATTAGGATTTTGTAGCAACTGTTTTTTGGAAAGGAGTTGGGAATGGGATTGGATAAGTCAGCCTTACAGGAAAGGCAGGAAGAGTTGGAGAAGGGTGGCGGGGGTGACATCAACTATCTCAAGCTCACCTCAAGCAAGAACAAGGGCAAGCATAAAATAAGAATCTTGCCACCGTGGAACAAGAAAGGTATCCCATACAAAGAGGGATTCTTTCATTACAATGTGGGTGAGAGAACGTATGCTTGTCCGAAAGAGACAGTTGGTCAGCCTTGCCCAATCTGTGAGTTAGTTGACGAGTTGAAGAGGTCGAAGAAGAGAACAGACAGGGCAGCAGCAAAGGAACTGCGCGCCAAATTCCGAGTATTCTGGAATGTGCTTGACCTCAATGACGTTGAGGCAGGCATTCAAGTCTTTCCGAGTGGTAAGATGATTATGAAGCAAGTCCTGTCCATCATGACAGACCCAGACTATGAGGACATAACTGACTTGGAAGAAGGTTTTGACATCAAAGTCCATGTTGAAGGAGAAAAGAAAGCGACACGCTACACAGTAAGGCCAGCCAAGAAAGAAAGCGCCGCGCCAATTGACGTTGATGTTGACGAAGATTTGCCCAACTTGGACAAGCTCGTGAACATCCACACGTATGACTGGCTTGAAGCATCGCTCCGTGGGGATGACGACTTAGAGGATGAGCCATTCGGTGCTGGTGACCCTGACTATTCGGATGAAGATGAAGAGGAAGAGGAAAGCAAACCCAAGAAGAAGAAAGACAGAAAGAAGTCCAAGAAGAAGAAAGCTGAAGAGGAAGAAGAAGAGGAAGAAGAGGATGAGGAAGAGGAAGAAGAAGAGCCAAAGCGCAAGGCCAAGAAAAAGAAGAAAGTGAAGAAAGAGAAGAAGGAGAAGAAAGTCAAGCGCAAAGCCAAGAAGAAAGATGATGAGGAAGAGGAAGAAGAGACAGAAGAGGAAGAAGAGGAAGAAGAGGAAGAAGAGGAAGAAGAGGAAGAGGATGGCATTGAGAAGGAGATTGGCAGCATCCTTGATAGGCTCAAGAAAAAGAAAGGCAAAAAGAAACCAAAGAAGAAGTCGAAAGACGATGACGACGATGACGAAGAAGAGGAAGATGATTAATGCCAAGTGTGCTTGAAACAGTATTGGGAATTGTAGCAGGGGCAGGTGTACTCTTTCTCTACCTGCTCCTGCTTAGATACTTTCTGCTGCCTATGTTGCTCCGAGATTTGGAGAAGGAAGAGGACAAAAGTGAGTAAGAAGAAAGACATCAAGAAGGCAGTTGATAGTTTGGCCAAAGCTGTGAAGAAGAAGTTTGCCAAAGGCAAGTCAGAAATTGGAGTTGGCTTGTCATCTTTGCCCACTGTGAGGCATTGGATTCCAAGCGGATGCCCACCTTTGGATGCCATACTTGGTGGCGGAATCCCTTGCGGAAGGATTCTTGAGATATATGGTGACGAGAGTCACGGGAAATCTGCCATTGGCGAATGCATATTGGCATCTGCCCAACGGCATGGGGCCGTGCCTGTCTTGATTGACACAGAATACTCTTTAGAAGAGCAAAAGGCGGAGCGTTGGGGCTTGGATTTGGATAGAGTCTTGCCAGTGTATCCTGAGACAATGGAGGATTGCTTTGAAGTCATCGCAACATTGATTGCACAAAAGGAAGTTGACAGGCCAATTGTCGTCGTGTGGGATACTCTCGCAGCAACTCCAACAAAGAAGGAGCTTGCGGCTGACTATGGCGATGAGACTCCGGCAAGACAAGCAAGGCTAATGTCGAATGCGCTCAAGAAGATATATCAGGACATTGCCAAGACAAACATTGCGCTTGTTATCCTCAACCAGACTCGTCAGAAGATAGGAGTCATGTTTGGCTCTAAGAAATCAACGCCAGCAGGGAAGGCGCTGCGATTCTATGCAGCAATAAGAGTAGAGATGCATATCAAGCAGAGGCTCAAGAACTCCAACAAAATGCACATAGGAATAGAAGCAGAGTTGAGGACAATCAAGAACAAATTGACTGCTCCTCTCAAGACTTGTCTTGCCGACATCTATTTCCAGACTGGCGTGAACCCTGCGGAGTCTCTTCTCAATTCTTTGAAGGCGATTGGCAAGGTTAAGTTTGTTTCAGGTTCAGTGAAATTAGAAGGACAGGCTTTCAAGAAGAAGGCTTTGTTGGCAGAGATGTCTGTGGACAAAGACTTGATGAAAGAATTGACGGAGATGTTCAGGGATGGGGTATCCTAAGAACAAATTGAGAGGTTGACTCATGGGCTTTAGTCAACAACTACAGCAAGCTCAGAAGAGATTTGAGGCAAAACATGATAAGAGAGCGCAGGGCAATCTTCACATTGATGCTCTGCGGAAGATTCTACAAGAAGGCGGAACGTCAGCTCCAAAGGTATTAAGGGATAATGTTGTTGTAATTGACGGGAATAATGCGCTGTGGCGGGCTTTCTTTGTCGGGCCAGGACTTCTTGGTGCTGTGTATGCCTTCCTACGTCAACTGCGCTCTTACATAGATAAGTTCCAAGCCAAGCGCTGCTATGTCTGCTGGGATGGAAAGTTTGGAAGCAGGAGAAGAAAGGAATTGTATCCAGAGTACAAGAGGGCAAGGACAGAGGGGCTTGACGATGAGCATAAGCTCCAGCGTCAATCGGTGTATGGTGACCAGATGCCTCTCCTGCGTAAGCTCCTGGCCTTCCTGAGCGTGATACAAATTGAGCATCCAGACCTTGAGGCTGATGATGTGATGGCAAGCCTGCCTCATTTTGAGAGGAAAGAAGGAGAGGAGTTCATAATCATAACCTCAGACAAAGACTTGCTTCCACAAGTTGATGAAGGCGTCTCTGTCTATCAGCCGGTGAAGAACAAGATAATAAATAAGGATAACTTCAGGCAAGAGATAGGTATGCTGCCCAGCGAGTATTTTGAATATAGAGTCTTGTCTGGTGATGCGTCAGATGGGCTCAATGGCGTGCTTGGTCCAAAGGGAGCAGAGAAAGTAATTGAGATTTGGGGCACCATCGAGAAGTTCTTGGACGCACTCATCGAGTCCAAGAAGAAGTTGAGATTGGCGAAAAGGAAAGGCCATGGCCTTCACAAGATAAGAGAGAGAATTGCCAAGCACGAGAAGTTGATTGCGCAGAAGAGATTTGCAAGTATTGACAGCAAAGAGAAGATTGCTGCTCTCAACAGGAATTTGGATTTGATGTCGCCAAAGATTGTGCGGCTTGATGAATATTTGGAGAAGGGCAAATTGAGAGAGGAGCGGTTGAAGAGAGTATTTTTGAAGGCTGGCTTCAACTCCTTCCTGGCTCCGCATTTCACGGAGTTTGTCTCAGAGTTCAGAGAGTTGGAGACATAAGGAATGTCAGCAAAAAGTAAAGGCAACGCATTTGAGAGACGCTGGGCAGAGATGCTCAGAGACTCTGGCTGCGACTTGGCAGCAAAGCGCAACTTGGAAGAAGTAAGAGAATCATCTGTTGATATAATTACTCAATTGCCGTTTGGTTTTCAGGTTCGCAGCGGTGCGGGAGTCTCTGTCTGGAAATGTATAGGAGATGCGCAGACTGGCTCGGAGATAGCAAGCAAGCGCTGGGCATGTGGTGTTGTTTTTGAGACAAGACCACGACGCAAGCAGAAAGGCAACCCGCCATTCCCGCCATTTATTATAATGCTGTTAGAAGAGTTTGTTGAGTTCCTTGAAGAGACTCCGAGAGGAAGAAGGCCAGAATTTGAAATCATAATACATGCAAGACGTAAGAAAACAAGTCACTATCCAGCAGCCAAGAGGTTGGTGCGCGAATCAGTTGCAAGAAGGAAGGAGAGTTTGGAAGAGGCACATGAGTATTTCATATTTGAGATTAAAGAAAGACCAACGATAATTTTCACAAGCGCACTTGAATACCTTCAGTTGCTGAAGATTTGGGCGGAAGAGAGGAAGCAATGAGCCAGCCAGAAGAGCAAGTGTTATTAGACCAAGAACAAATTAGAGCTAAGAATAACAAGTCACTTGAACTCATGCTCAAGAAAAATATGAAGTATGGTTCATCGTTCAGGGCAGGTGGCTATCTGGGTTGCTTCATAGATATTAGGAATGTGATGAGCCGTCTAATTCAGTTGAGTTATGCCGGGTTCAGAGACAACAAATGGAACAAAGCTGCGCTCCGAGACAAGCTGGCAGACATTAGGAACTTCGCGGTGCTTGCAGAGATTTGTCTTGATGAAGGTTTGTTTGTTGGGGCGCCAGATGCGGACAAGGAATTGTTCAAGAAGCTGATTGAAGCTGGATTGAAATTCAGGAAGGAAAGATGGACAGATGAATGAGGAACAAAACAATCAAGAAATATTGAGCCAATTAGAACAAGACGTCATCGAGAGCTTCAAGAGAATATCAGAGAATGATGTTCAGTTATTTCTTGCAAAGACAAAAGAGCGTGGCACGGAGTTCTTGTCGAATGGCATTGTGGGCATCTACTTCTCGTTGAAGGAAGTGTTCATCAGGATTCACATGCTTGTGTACGAGAAAGTCAAGAAGGGAGAGCAAATGGAATGGAGCAAAGAAGAAATCGAAGCGCTCCACAATTTGCTCCAAGACAATAGAGTGTTCGCAGCTCTCGGAGAGATATGTCTTGAGAGAAGAAACTGGGCAGGTGACGGGAAATTCTTGAAGGCAATTTTTGGAAAGGAGTTTGAGCATGACGACTGACATATTTGACGGGAAGTACAGGAGAAGAGTTGGAGAGCTTTCTGATAACAGCGCAGAGAAGTTTCTCAAGAACTCTCCTGAAGCAAAGCTGGGGTTGCGCACTCTTCCAGAAAGAAGGCGCTCAAAGCTCAGCAATGGAGAGATTCATCCTGGAGTGAAAGACATCTCTGTGCGCTTGCTTGACTATCCAGACAAGGATAGGTTTGGCGAGAATCTTGCCCGCCTAATCGAAGGCACAACAGGAGTTGACCCAGACAGAAGGTTCTCAGAAGAGGAAATCAAGAAAGTGTGGGATGAACTTTCCCATGTGTTCTCTCCTAACCTGATAATGGAGCATGCCGCTCTTGAGTTTGAGATTTCAGGGAGCACACGCATCAACACGCACCAACTGGTGCGCACGCGGTTGGGCGCTTATATGCAGCAAGAATCAAGGACTTGCTATTTGGGCAACGAGTTCAATGTGCGCATGCCTCTTGCTTATCTTGGCGCAGATAAGCATGACTTACAAGAGGAGTTCAAAGAGATAGTCGAAAGGCTGAGAGCTTTCTATCAGGAGTCAGCAGAGAGAGGCATCCCGCTTGAGGATGCGCGGTATCTTGCACCTATTGGGATTGAGACTTTTATCATCGCAAGGTATCCTCTCAATGCCTGGCTGGCAACTTATGCGAGACGCGCATGCCCGTTGATGCAGTGGGAGATTTGCTGGATATTTCGGCAGATGAAAGGTTTACTGGAAGGAGTTTGGCCTCAGCTGGCGCAGTTCGCAAAGATTCATTGCGAGTTTTCACACAAGTGCCACAGGGTTGTTGCGGAAGGTCACAAACCGAAAGAGCTTTGCGAGTTTGAATGGGCAGGAGAATTTTAATGCCAAAGGACAGCAAGTGGCAAACAGTTGTCATAGGCTCAGGTCTATCCGGCGCAGCGGTCAAGCAGTTCCTTAACAGGGATGATACGCTTGTCATCGAGAGAGCGCCAACTGCTGGTGGCTTATCCAAGTTGGAGAAGGTTTTTGGCTGCGAAGTGAATGTGGCCGGAGTCAATCACTTGAGGATTCCCAAAGAGGACATGCCCTTGATGAAGGCGCTCTTTGAAGCTCTTGGCTTGTCTTCACTTCTCGACAAACCTGGCTCCAACCCAGACTACTCAGCTGTCTGGCTCAATGGCAAGATAATTGGCCATCCAGTGCAACTGCATTTATGGGAATTGCCATTTGTGATGCGGTTGCGTTGCCTGTGGGATGCCTTTGTTCAGAAGCTCTCAAAGCGCAAGACGCCTGCCAGCTTCCAAGAATGGGCAATCCAGAGACTCGGCAGAACAGTTGCCAATCAAGTAATTCTCCCGCACACATTCAAGTCATATCAAATCAGCCCAGCGCTCTTGGATTGGAGAGGGATAATTGACAGGGTCATTGAACCTTCTCCCTTCTGGCAATCGCTCAGGACTTTGTTATGGAAAGTCAGGCCGCAAAGGGAGAATGAGATTTCATATCCCTTGAAGTCTCTTTCATGTCTCGTCAAGCCTATGCTTGAAAAGAGTAGAGGAGAAATCTGGACAGACTCGGAAGTTGTGAGCAAGGGCATAGATACAAAGGCAAGGTCAATTGATATCAGGCATCCAGACGGTTGCGTTGAAACTGTATTCTTTGAGAACCTTTGCTCAACAATCGCTCTCCCAGGCATGGTCAATCTCTTGAAGGATGTTCCAGATGACATTTCTCTTGCGAAGAGCTACTTGGACTACACGATGATGTGTGTGACTGTGCTCGCATTCGAGGGAGAATGCCCAGTCAAAGTCAGGAAGCTCTATGTCCCAAGCCCGCAATTCTCCTTTCAGCGGCTGACATTCCCAAAGAACTTTGACCCAGAATCTTGTCCTGACGGAAGGTATCTTGTGAACGCTGAATCCTATTATCCGAAAGGCAAAAAGAGTCTGGTCACGCATCATCTGTTCAAGAAATCCATCATAGAGAAAACTGTGAAAGAGTTGGAGCAGCTTGGCTTGTTCAACGCAAAGAAAATAATTGGCGCAAAAGTTTTCTTCATCAATCCAGCGCACATACTTTCTGACCAGCACTATATGATGAATAGGTTAAGGCTTATCAACTTCTTCAACGATTGCGGGATTCATCTTTGCGGATACTTCGCAGAATGGAGCGAAAGGACAGCAGTTGCGACAATTCGGAGAGCTTGGGAAGTTGCTGGCTGCCCTGATTTTGAAGGAGAGGTAGGATGGCAAAGCGAATAGTTGCCAACAACTGCATGTCTGCGGATAAGATTCTGCAGAAGATTATAGAAGAGTTGGGCAGACAAATCTTCATCAGCAAGGACAGGCTGTGCTCGGCAAGCGATGCTGTGAGTTGCCAAAGCAGGAAGGCGCTGCCCTGCGCTCGTTGCGCGAAGTTTGAAATCACTGTCAAGAAGATTGATGAAAGGAGCTGAGGTATGAAAGGAGAGGAGTTTGTTGGAAGATTGCGCAAAAGTCTGCCGCGTCCAGAAGCCATCAGGCCGATAGTCGTTGATGTAGCATTTCATCGCTTTGCTATTCAGGATGTTGGCGTTGTGACCATCGGCATCGAGAACCTGGAATCTCTGGCGGGGCATCTGCAAGACTTCTTCAAAAAGAAGAGCATAACAAGAAGGTTCTTTTCATTGCGTTTCCAGATTGCCGAAATTAAATTCAACTTGGAAGCCGTAGGATTTGATGATGTCGACAAATTGTGTCTTGGCATACGGAAATTTATCAGGGAACAATTCGGCAAGGGAGATTAAGGCAGAAGGGAGTTGATAGATGTTCAAGGTCGAATTGCTACATGGCAAAGGTATGATACATGGTCACGACGCAGAGGTCAAGAGCATATATGCTGTGGCCTTTCGGCATAGGCGACAGATATTGAGTCTTGAGGAATGGGAGAAGATTCACAAAGGAGTTGCGAGAAAAATTGAGAAGGGAGAAATTGAATCACTACAAGAAAGAGAAGTCTGCTGGTGCACAATCTACAGGAAGTTTGATGACGACAAAGAGGCAAAGCCGCAAGCAATCCTTGAGACAATTGCAGTCTGTCATCCTCTCGATGAGAAGAAATATGACCGCAAGCAGGGAAGGAAGGAAGCGTTTGCTCAGGCTGTGTTTGAGCTGTTCGGTGGGCCAATTAGAGGCACCAACCGCAGAAAAGATTTCAACAAGCTGCTCTTCTACCCGAAGGACATCGAATTGAATGGTGGCTTGAAGGCAATCCGCGAAATGTTCTGGGCAAGTTTCTTTGCCAACGTGACGATGCCTGGTTTTAAGAGAGTCATAGACTTCACGGCGGCATATTCTGTCAAGAGAATCAGGCCAAAAAAGCAGAAGGTGAAAAGTTGAGTAAGGCTCTCGTCACCGCTGACCTTCACTGTCGGCGCCATGGCATAGACAACATGCGAATGCAAGATGGTCTGGCTGTACTTGACGCAATGCTTGAATTTGCTCTCGTGAACAAAATCAAATACATTTATTATCTCGGAGACATCTGGCATCAGCGAGAGCGAATTGATGCAGTGACTTTCTTCCACGTCTGGAGAAAGTTTCATGCGATAAAATCTGCTGGGATAATCCAGCATTGGATAGTTGGCAACCACGATTGGGTAAGGAAGGGAGCAGAGCATACACTTGAGCCATTCAGAGGGATTAACAACTCAGTTGTTGGCAAATGGGAAGTTGCAAAGATGATAGACTTTCCTCTGTGTATAATCAGCATTGCCTTTTGCGACTCAGTTCTTAGGTTCAAAAAGAATCTGCGTCGTGCTCTCAAAAAATATGAGATAGAGTTCTTAGGGCACAAAGCGATGAGGAAGAAGATATATGCTAAGCCAATTCTTATGATGCATCAAGGAGTATCTGGCTACACAGTTGGCTCAGATTATGTCTTAGAGCAGGATTTGAATTACAGCGACCTTGAACCGGATGAGTTCTCACTTATCTTATCAGGCCATTATCACAAATACCAGCAGAAGAAAAAGTTGATTTATGTTGGCGCTCCTTATCAGCATGACTTTGGAGAGCGAGACAATCAGCCAGGATTTGTCGTGCTTGACTTTGATAAGAAGGACAGCGCAGATGTTCTGTTTGTTGAACTTGACGTGGCTCCAAGGTTTGTGCGGATAGAGAAAGATAACCCGCGCATGAAAGGACTTGTGAAAGGAAACTTTGTCCAAGTCACTGACGAGTCTCTACTCAAGAAGGTCAAGAAATTCAAGCCAAGGAAGTTGGTGTATGTTCCGGCGAAGAAGAAGCAAGTTGTTCAGAAGAGGTTGGCAGTCAAGCCAACAGACTCATTGAAGGAAGTGCTTACAGTCTATGTGGAGAAGAAAGCGAAGAAGAAACAGCGGGAAGAAATTCAGGTGCTTGGTCTGAAGATACTTGAGGAAGCAAGACAGGAAGAGGAATGACAAAACAATACGCAGCATATATCTGAAGGAAGATTAATGGCTGTTATTGAATGCCGCAATTAGTGCCTCTGGAAGAGGCAAACAGATGGAGAAGAGAGAATGATTTGCCGGAATTGGAAGTCGATGAAGAGAGCGAAGAGGAATGATAGAATTTGAGTCCATACAAATTGAGAACTTCCTGAGCATCGGTTCAGCAAATGTTCAATTGAACAATCAAGGACTCGTGCTTGTAAGAGGAGTCAACAATGACTCTGGTGTGTCGAAGTCGAATGGCGCTGGGAAGTCTGCGGTGTTTGAGGCGCTGATATGGTCGCTGTTCGGTAAGACGTTCAGAGGAGTCAGCGGCGATGATATAATAAATAGGATAAGAAAGAAGGAGTGCGCCGTTGCGCTTCGTTTCATTCAGAATGGAAGCCCATATGAAGTCGTGCGCTTCAGGAAGTCAAGGGAGTTAGGTACTGGGTTGTATCTTGAGAGAGACGGCAAGGACATCTCCAAGCCCACAATCCCAGAGACTCAGCGAGAGTTAGAATTTGCTCTTGGCTTCAAATATGACACGCTTGTCCATTCGACTTACTTTGGGCAAACGCTCGCACATTTCTCCTCTCTTACAGACGCGCAGCAAAAGAAGATACTTGACGACTTACTTGGTTTGTCTATCCTTCCGAAATGCCTTGCGAAAGTAAGAGCAGCAATGAAGGAAATTAGCCAGAGCAAAATCCAGAGCACAACGCAGGTCGAAATCTATGAACAAGAGATAGAAGCAAGCAAAGAAAGAGTGAAGGAGTTTCAAGAGATTCAAAGGAAACAGAAGAAAGAACAAGCAGACGAACTCAAGAGCTTGAAGAAGAGGCTCAAGTACAAGCAAGGATTACTTGATAAAGTACAGGAAGGTTTGGAAGAGTCTGAAGAAGAGTATGAAGATGACAAGAGGGATTTCAAAAAGAGAAAGAATCAGCACAGGGCAGATTCTGTCCGGCTCAGCAACTCCTCTGCCCGCATTCGTGCCAAGATAGAGATTCTACTCAAGGAGCAGAAGGAGCTTCACAGAGAAGGCGTGCTTCAATGCGATGTAATAAATGCTCCTTGTCCTTTGGATAAGAAGAGGCTCAAGAGAAAACTGAAAGAGCTTGATGAGCAGGTAGAAGAGATGAAGAAGAAGCACAAGGAACTCAGGGCAGAGTTGGGCGTGCTGGAAACAGGAGAGCGCTGCTTTACCACAGAGGAAAAGGTGCTTGAGAAGAAGTTAGATGAAACCAAGGCAATGCAAAGCGTGACCAGCCGTCTTGAAGGCGAAGTATCTTCAATAGAGAAGAAGTTAAAAGAGGTCGAAGAGGAAGCAGAGAAGGCATCTGAGATTGACGAGATGCTGAACAAGGAGCGCAGAAGATTAAGAACAAAGAGACGAAAGCTGGAAGCGCTTGAAGAGAATCTTGAAGACAACAGAGGCAAGATGAAATTGTATGAGTTTTGGGAAGAGGGATTTGGCAATGCTGGCATGAAGTCTTATTTGCTGGACGATGTTGCTGACTTCCTCAACGAGAGGGCGAGCGAATTCACAGCCTTCCTGACGGAAGGCGAAATCAACATTGACTTCCAAACACAGAAGAGATTGAAGTCAGGAGAGACAAGAGAGAAGTTTGCTATCAATATTGAAGGGCAAGGCGGCAAGACTTCTTATGCTGCAAGTTCTGGGGGAGAGAGACGGCGAATTGACGTTTGTATTTTATTGGCGCTCTCGGAATTGACCAGCAGACAAGGGAGCCTGCCTTCATTGCTGATACTTGATGAAGTCTTTGACCAACTCGACAGCGCTGGCATGGAAAGAGTTACAAGACTTCTCCAGTCTAAGCTGATGAGTCAGCGAGAATCTGTGTTTGTCATAACGCATTCTGATGCTCTGGCGACTCAGTTTGAGAAGGAGTTAGTAGTTACAAAGGAGAATGGGATTTCATCAGTTGAGGTTCATTCTCAAAAGTGACTGAAAAAGTGACAGATTTGAAAAGTGACTGAAAAAGTGACAGATTTGAAAAGTGACTGAAAAAGTGACAGATTTGAAAAGTGACTGAAAAAGTGACAGATTTGAAAAGTGACTG